TACAGATAGAACACTTGAATCAGGTGTTAGAAGCTATAGCGGAAGTGCAAGACTGTTTTATTACGTTGAAACTCCTGCCTCTGGTGCTAACTCAAACCTAAATACAATTTTAACTTCTGCGATTAAGACAGGTAGTGCAGCAGGTGATGGTGATAACGATCCATCAACTCAAGTTGTTTTGAAACTGCGAATGACAACAGGTTCAACAGATGTTCGAGATATTCAATTCTCTGTCTTTATTACAGGTGTTTCAATGAATAGTGCAGTAGGAGAAGTTGCTTCTGCTGATATTAGTTGGGAAGCTAATGGTGCTCCTTATGGCAACACAACTTTGGTTGATTAATGGGTGTTTATTTTGGTCAATGGGGTGAAGTAGCCCTTAAAAGAGATACGCTTCAATCTGCTTTGCAGACGAAGTTAGATCCTTTTGACGTAAATACATCAACAAAAAGATTTAGTGTTGACCATAGTTCTGGTTCGTTAATTACTGGAGATGAAGTAGAAATAGAAACGGCTGATGGATCAACTCTTGAATTAGTTAGTGGTCATAATTATCCAGATGGAAAGTGGTTTATAAATGTTGATCAGGTAGGAGGTCTTCGTTTATATAGTTCTTTTGCTGCTGCAATAGAAGGTGGACAATCAAATGCTTTAACTCTTGTTGCTCCTAGCTCTGCAAAAGATATTTTAATTCGTACCAGAAACGAAAGATTTAGACACGTAGCAGGTGTTAGAGAATTTGAAATGACAACGAGTAGAGAGCAAGTTGATTTAACAAATCTTGGAGATGAATTTAGGAATCAATACGAGGCTGGCTTAATTAGTGGTCAAGGATCAATGACCTGTATTTGGGAGCATGATTATGACACAGGAGATCGGGCTAATGAATACGGAACAGATCCAGAATTTCCATTCTATTTAGCTCAATTGTTGGTTCGTACTCAGCAAGGATCAGATTTTGATGGATTATTTTATATTTACCGTGATCCTGATAATTCAAAGAAAAATGTCTTTTATGAAGCCAATTGCATTATTACTAATATTGCTGTAACGGTGTCTGTGACTGAGGTTATAGAGACAAGAATAGAATTTGTAACAAATGGAGTAATTAGTTTAAAGACAGGAGATACACCAGGATTCTTGTTACAAGAGAACGCAGATAAGATATTACAAGAAAATCAGAGTCGCATATTGCTCGAACAGGTTTAAACTGCTGGTATTGGTTTTTAGTTAGTCGGCAATGGCAGATCTTCAGATTACGGGTTTACCCGCTTTAGCAGAAGCAGGTATTCAAGCAACAGACGTAGCGGCAGTTGCTGATATTAGCGCAACAGAAACCAAAAAAGTAACGATTAAAGATTTAATTGCTGCTGGTGTTGCGTTAATTGATGATGCTGATATACCTGCTGCAAAAGTTGGAACATTAGGTACGAACCAAGTAGCAAGTGGAGCAATACAAGCTAATGCTGTAACGGCTGCCAAGATTGCAAGTGGAACGATAACTGCAACTCAAATAGCAGATGCAACGATAACTGGAGCGAAGTTAGTTAACGATACTGTCACTGCAACACAGATAGCTGCTAATGCAATAACTGCTTCTGAGTTAGCTGATAATGCTGTAGATACTGCTGCTATCGCTGCAAACGCTGTAACAACTGCAAAGATTACAGATGCAAATGTTACTTATGCAAAATTAAGTCTTAGTGATGGAGATATTCCTGGGGCAAAGATCGCAACAGGTGGAATTACAGCAACACAATTAGCAGCAAATTCTGTAGCTGCTTCTGAACTTGCTGATGACGCAGTTGATACAGCAGCGATTGTTGACGGTGCTGTTACAGCAGTAAAGATTGCAACAAATACAATTACTGCTAATCAAATAGCGGCAAATGCTATTGGTGCTAGTGAGTTAGCAGATAACGCTGTTGACACGGCTGCTATTGCTGATGGTGCTGTTACTTCTGCAAAACTTTCTGGGACGTTAAGTAGTAGCTCTATTGCTGATAATGCGGTAACAACTGCCAAGATTGTTGATGACGCTGTCACAAGTGCGAAGCTTGCAGCAAACGCTGTTGATGCAGCAGCTCTAGCTGATAACGCTGTTGATTCTGGAGCGATAGCTAGCAATGCTGTAATTGAAGCAAAAATTGCTGCAAACGCTGTAACTGTTACCAAAATTGCTGATAGCACGATTACACCAGCAAAATTAAATACCTCTAACCTAGATCGTTCATTAAACGTAGCTAGTGGCAATCTTGGAATTAATAACACAATTACTGCTGCTACACGATCTGGAATTACATATAACGCTCAAGGATTAATTACAGGAACAGTTGCTCTTGCTGCTGGTGATCTGCCTGTTGCCACTACATCTGCTGTTGGTGGTGTTTCTGTTAGTACTGGTTTGACTGTTAATGGAGCAGGTGCATTATCTCTTACAAATAGCATAACAGCAGCCACAGTTAGCGGGATAACCTATAACGCTCAGGGCATGATTACCGCAGCGACAGCATTAGTTGCTGCTGATCTTCCTGTGGCGACTACAAGTGCTAAAGGTGCAGTACAAATTACATCTGGAGGAGGACTAACTGTTGATGGTAGTGGTAATTTAATAACTTCAACAAGTGGAATCAGTCCTGGTACTTATCAATCGGTTACTGTTAATAATAAAGGTGTACTTACAGCAGGAGCAGCGTTAACAGCATCATTAATTCCTGATCTTGCTGCCAGTAAAATAACAAGCGGAAGTCTTGATGCCGCAAGGATTGGAAACGATTCAATTGATGGATCAAAACTAAGTAACACTTCAACAGCAATATTTCAATCTATAGCACAGCAAGGCTATCCAACAGCACAATTCAATGGACAAATTCTCTTTGATACTGTTTCTGAAGATGCTTATATCTGGGACGGAAATGCTTGGCAAGCGATCACCACATTAACGAAAGGCTCCTTGGTCTTTGGTGGAAATTTCAACGCAAATACCAGTAAAATGACGGCTTGCACATCTGCGGGTCTTGCTGCTGGTTTAGCAGTTGGAAGTAACTTACCTACAGCTTCAGCAACAGTAGACGGAGTATATGTTGTTGTAGATACTGCTGGAACGCCATCAGCTCCAGCTCCAGTTGTTGCTTTTTCTCCTCCTGATTACATCCTTGGTGTTACTAATGCTTCAGGATCATCTTGGAATGAGATTGATTTATCGCAAACCGTAGCAGGACAGGTCGCAAGCAATATCACCTTCACACCTTATGGAGGTTTGAGTTCGACAAATGTGCAGGATGCGATGCAAGAACTTGAGACAGAAAAACTAGCACTTGCAGGTGGTACTGTCACAGGTCAGGTGTTAATTGGTAATACTGGAAGCCTTGTATTTGAAGGATCTACAATTGATGCTTATGAGACAACAATAACAGTTGCAGATCCAACATCATCAGATAAAACTATTACTTTCCCAGATACAACTGGAACAGTAATTACAAGTGGAGATACCAATACAGTTACATCAACAATGGTTGATGCAAGTTTAGTTAATGCAAATTTAGCTGCTGGAGCTGCTATTGCATTTAGTAAATTAGCTGCTTTAACTTCTGCTCAAATCCTTGTAGGTAACGGATCAAATGTAGTAACAGGCGTTGCAGTTACAGGAGATATTTCTATTAATAATGCAGGACTCACAGCTATTGCTGCTGGAGTCATTGTTGATGCTGATATATCTGGATCGGCTGCAATTACAGGATCAAAGATTGCCACCGGAACGACAAGTGCAGTTGGTGTTCTTCAATTAACAGATAGTGCAACATCAACTTCTGCTACGACTGCTGCTACTCCTGCTGCTGTAAAGATTGCGAAGGATGCTGCTGATGCTGCTGCCACTACTGCTAATGCTGCTTTGCCGAAAGCTGGTGGAACAATGACTGGCAATTTGATAATCGACAACGCAAAAGAACTAAGGCTAAGTGAGGCTGATGGTGATGGAGCAAATTACACAGGCTTAAAAGCACAAGCACAATCAGGAGATATAACTCTTACTCTTCCTGCTGTTGCTCCTACTGCTGGTCAGGTACTTAAGGCTAATGCGTCAACGCCTACAACTTTGGAGTGGGGAACTGATAGTGCAACTGACTCAACGAAAATGCCTCTTGCTGGTGGCACGTTCACAGGAGATGTCACATTTACTGGGGACAGTTCAAATGGGTTATGGGATAAGTCAGCGAGTGCCTTTGTTGCAAATTTAACTGGAAATGTAACTGGTAACGCTTCAGGTTCTTCAGGCTCATGTACTGGAACAGCAGCCATAGCAACTGCAATTACAATTGCTGATGAGTCATCTGATACGACTTGCTTCCCATTATTTGCAACTGCTGCAACAGGTAATCTAGGAGCTAAATCAGGAAGTAATTTAACCTTTAACTCTAGTTCTGGAGCGTTAACAGCTACAAGCTTTGTTGGTGCGTTAACTGGAAATGTCACAGGTAATGCTTCTGGAACGGCTGCGACAGTAACGGGTGCGGCTCAATCAAACATTACTTCTCTTGGAACGCTTACTGGTTTAACTGTTGATGGTGATGTCACTCTGACAGGTGCAAGTGCAAATGTTACTTGGGATAAGTCAACAGATGATCTGATCTTTAACGACAATGCAAAAGCAATATTTGGAACAAGTTCAGACGGGCTAGAGTTGTTTCATAATGGATCGAACTCGTATATAAAAGATTCTGGAACAGGTAATTTAGTTATTCAATCTAATTATGTAGATATAACTAATGCTGCTGGCAATGAAGACATAGCTAAGTTTATTTCGGGTGGGGCTGTAGAGTTATATCATAATGCAGTCAAAAAATTCGAGACAAGCTCTACGGGCGTAACAATTACTAGTAGTGCAGATACGGGAATAACTTTCACTAAACCAGCAGGAGCTGCACCTCAAATACAATTTAGAGCTAATAGTCTTGATGCAGCAGGAGAAATAAAAGCAAGTGAATCAAACGGTGGTGGTATTCTGGAGCTTAAAACAAAAACTACTGGTGGTACTCTTACAACAGCCTTAACTTTAGACACTTCACAAAATATCACGGCTGCTGGAAATATTGCTTTAGCAGATGACAAGCAAATTCAATTAGGTGCAGCAACAAATGGTGATTTAAAAATTTACCATGACTCCAGTAGTGGTGATAGTTACATCCAAGAGAAAGGGCCAGGACTTTTAAATGTAACAGGTACAGCTATTCATTTTTTAAATGCTGATACTTCTAAAACACTTGCAAAATTTATAGATGGAACTGGCGCAACTCATGGATGTGAGCTTTACCATAACAATACTAAAATTTTAGACGTAAATGGAAGTGGAATTGAGGTAACTGGATCGGTAACAGACAGCAAAGGCAACCTGCGTTCTATACCTCAAAACACTCAAGGTTCTGCTTACGTTCTTGCTACTTCTGACGCTGGTAAGCATATTCTTGCTAGTGGAGATATAACAGTTACACCTGCTAGTGGTTCTTTTGCTGCTGGAGATGCTGTGACAATCATTAATAACACTGCTGGTGATATAGGTATTATTTCAGGGGGAACAGTTGGAGTTTATAACTCAGCAGATGGAAGCACTACAACTCCTAAGACTTTGGCTACTAGAGGCATGGCTACCTTGATATTTGTTAATTCTTCTACGGCTTACATCTCAGGTGCAGGGTTGACATAAATGTACCTACTAAATAACACACAACACGGAGATTAATTATGAGTCCTATTCAACAAATGCTTTTAGGTGTAGGTGCAGGTGCTACGAAGACCTACGTTGACGATATTTTCTCTACTTACCTCTGGAAAGGAACGGGATCAAGTTTATCAATAAATAACGGGATTAATTTTTCGGGTGAAGGCGGTATGACTTGGGTAAAATGTAGATCTACAAGTACTCAACATAGTTTGTTTGATACGGTTAGAGGTGTTGATAAAGTAATTTTTTCTGAAGCTAATGAGGATCAAGCAGAATATAATTACAATCAAACTTTTACTTCAACAGGGTTTACTTTTAATAATTCATTTACTGATATAAACGATAGTAGTAATACCTACTCCTCATGGACATTCCGCAAGTCACCTGGGTTCTTTGATGTTGTTACTTACACTGGGAATAATACATCAGGTCGCCAAATTTCTCATGATTTAGGTAGCATTCCTGGAATGATTTTCATAAAGAAACTTAGTTCTGCTAGCAATTGGATCGTATATCATCGAAGTACAGATTCTACAGCACCTGAAGATTATATATTGCTGTTAAATGGTACTAATGAAAGGATTTCTGCTGATCAGTATCATGCTAAACCAACTGCATCTCATTTCACACTAAGTGGTGCTAGTGATGTTAATGCTGGTAGTGCCACCTACGTAGCCTACGTCTTCGCAGGAGGTGAGGAAGGTTATAACAGCGTAGAGTTTGATGGTACGGGTGATTATTTAAGTATTCCTAGCAGTTCTGATGTTGCTTATGGAACAGGTGACTTTACAATTGAAGCTTGGCTTAAACCCACATCAACGCCTACTCAAGTTTTTTTAGATCATGGGCTTGATGACCCTATGATTGGTATTCTTGGTAGTAAGTGGCAATATTATAATTCAACTGTCAGTTGGAAATATGCTGGAACTCCAACAGCAGGTGTTTGGACACATTTTGCAGTTGCTAGAGAGTCAGGTACTACAAGAATGTTTATTAATGGTTCGCTAATAACTTCTTTTAGTGATAGTCATAATTATGGAAATAACGCTACGTCTATAGGGGCTTACAATAATGGAAGTTACAGGTGGACTGGTTCTATATCAAATGTACGGATAGTAAAAGGAACAGCAGTTTATACTTCAGCATTTACACCGTCAACAACACCATTAACAAACATAACTAACACTAAACTTTTATGTTGCAACGGCGATTTAGCAACATCTTCGACTGTTACACCAGGAACGATTACAGCAAATGGTGATCCACATACTACTGGAACCAGCCCTTTCACTTCCCCTAGTGCTGTCTTTGGAGAAAACGAGGATCAAGGTGTAATCAAGTGCGGTAGCTATATCGGAAATGGATCGTCTACAGCAGGTCCAGAGATCTTCTTGGGTTGGGAGCCGCAGTGGGTATTGATCAAGTGGACAGCAGAAGTATCTGGTAATGTTGAAGGTTGGGTTATTGTTGACGCAATGAGAGGAATAGTTACAGGCGGAAATGATAACTATTTCTTAGCCGATGATGATGGTGAGGAATCTACTAGTGCAGACGTGATGGACCTGACACCGACAGGGTTCAAGATAAAGAATCAATCTGATTTTGTTAATAATAACGGTACTAGTTATATTTTTACAGCTATAAGACGCAGCGATGGATACGTTGGCAAGCCGCCCTCACTTGGTACGGGTGTATTCTCTATGGTTGCGGGTACAAGCAATTCTGATATACCTGCTTTTGTAAGTGGGTTCCCTCTTGATTACGTTTTTATTAAAAAACCACTTGCTTCTGGAGATTGGTACACACAATCGAGGTTGACAGGAACTAATGGTTTAAAAATCAATGAAGATAGTAATCAATCAACAGATGGAGATAATACATGGGATTTCCAAAATGGGTATTACAAAGGAACTTCAGATTTATCGTCTTATCAGGCATGGATGTTTAAACGCCACGCTGGGTTTGATGTGGTGACCTTCAAAGGGGACGGAGTTGCAGGTCGACAAATGCCACATAACCTCTCGAAAACTCCAGAAATGATTTGGGTGAAGAGGCGTACATCAGGTACAGCAAGAGATTGGATGGTTTACCACAAGGGTTTAAATGGAGGTACTAACCCTGAACAATATGGTTTAGTTTTAAATACAAGTGCTGCTGAGGTTGATCAAGCTGATCTATGGAATGATACTGCTCATTCAAGTACATACTTCACTCTTGGTGGTGCGCCAGCAACAAATAGCGAAACAATAGATTACATAGCCATGCTCTTCGCCAGCGTTGACGGCATCAGCAAGGTTGGTTATTACGCTGGTTCTGATTCTGAACAAACTATAACAACTGGATTCCAACCTAGATTCGTAATAATAAAAAATATTTCAACGTCATCAGCTTGGTTTACGTTAGACACAGTAAGAGGATGGGGTTCAGGAGAAGATAAATGGTTGCGATTAGATAGTACTACTGCTCAGAACCCACATGATTTCGGTACTCCTATATCAACAGGATTTACAATGCCTGGAGATGATGATTCATTTAATGATGCAGGGAGTAATTTTATCTACTACGCCCATGCTTAGTGCTGGCCGAACAGGTCAGGAATAGACAGTAGGTTTATAATTTGAGGGCAATGTATTATTTTTATGGCTGATCGTGTAACCCTTGCTAATGAAATTAAGCAATTAAAGGCAGATCAAGAGCGTAGAGCTAGTGAGTGGAA